CAAAGATTATTAAATGCATATAACTATATATATGAACAAGCATTTGGTAAGCCAATGGGTTGGAAGGTTGCTAAGGATTTCTACGAGAGTAATATAAAGGGTGTATAATTTACTTATGAGTTTAAGTAGTTGGGATAATGATTATAGAAGTGGGCTTGTAGGTGAAAGCCTTACTGCTGATATTATTCAAACGGCAGAAGTAAAGACTGATTACCAATGGCAGAAGACAGGTAATTTCTACATTGAATATGAGTGCTGGTATAACAATGACAATAAATGGAAACCAAGTGGTATAGAAGTTACTGAGGCTAACTATTACAGCCTTGTAATGCCTGTTAGAGACTTGAAACCAGTTGTTTTGGATGTTCCTACCAGTTTGCTAAAGAAACTCTGCAAACAGTCTCCAAAGGCTGAAATGAATGATGGAGCAAATCCAAGTAAAGGTTATCTTGTGAAGGTTTCACAAATATTTGAGGCAATGCGAAATGCGGCAGCCTGAGATAGGTTTTCCAGATAGTCCAACATATTATCTTGAGAAATATAAACACTCAGTTAGACCAAGACCATGTGTTAGATGTGGGCAAGCAGCCTATTACTGGCATCCTGATTGGTCTTATGTATGTGCACCACATTTGCTTGATTTGGTGTGTGTATGGGAAGCCAAGATTGATTGGAAAGAATACAAAGAGATAGATAGCAGGATGGAACGACTACTAAAGCGTTCTCCTTATTCAGGAACTCCCCTTGTAGAAGAGTGGACACAACCCATTAGTTATCAGGTAGATGATGAAGAAGGGTGAGGAAGTACCTGCAGGAGCCAAGATTGTTTGGTATTGCGAGGAGTGTGGATGTGGGTATGAACAATGTTGTCCTATGGGCAAAGAGATAGGTTGGGTACAAGATGGGCTATAGCAGCACGGTATATAAGAAGAATCGTAAGACATTACTCAGTACTAATCCATCATGTATTACATGTGGACTGGAGGCAGATACGGCTAATCACATAGTCCCTATCAGTAAAGGAGGGGGAGATGGGTTAGACAACCTTGAGCCTATGTGTCATATGTGTAATAGCACATTACAAGATAGAGATATAGCAAGAGTAAGAATGCAATGGTTTAACCCTAAGTACAAATGACAAGTAATGAACTCATCATGATGTGTATGCAACTATGGATAATCATGTATCTATTGGGTAGGGACCTATTCTGAGATATCCCGCATCCTCCAAACCTCATAACAAACCTTATAAATAGTGTTCTGAGATATGCACAATATGTGGATATAAAGGTTTGAAAGGTTTGGGGTTTTTTATATGTCTACAGGAAACCCCGCATCCTTTGTTGAAATACAACCAAACTATAATTAGTGAATCAGGAGGCAGAATGAGAACAGGATTAACGCAGGGACCAAGGGCACATAGACTTATTAAGTCTGATTTTGAACCATTGGTATTGGATTTAACTTTAGAGAATGCAGTAATTGCATCTATCAGAAGTGCTACATGGCTTGAGGATGCAGACTTAGGTGCAGCCCAACAAGCAGTTCTATTGGCTCAAACCATGGACCAAATGCCAGATAGAAGGCATCAATTGGCTCCCATTCTTATTGGGTTATTAAGCAATTTAGGCTTAATGAACAATAGACGACAGGATTTGAGCATAACTCCACAAGAAATGCTTGCACAGATTGCAAATGGGTCTTAATGGAATGGCTACCTACTCACTACACCTCTTCCCTTGATGAAAACCTCATTACAGATGGGGACAAGTTAATAAATGTAGTAGAAGCAATATGGAAGTTACCTGAAAAGCACAATGCTCCTCTGGTTTTAACAGATTGGCAGAAGTGGTTAATACGCAGGGTATTGGAAAGATATCCAGATGACCATGAAGACCCTGAATTAGCAGGAAGACTTAGATATAAACAGGTCTGTATCTCAATGCCAAGAAAGAATGGTAAATCTTTAATAGGTGCCCTGTTTGCACTCTATGGAATGCTCCTACATGAACCAGCACCTGAAGTTATCTCTGTAGCAGCATCAGCAGACCAAGCAAAGATTGTTTATAGAAGACTGTTACACCAAACCCAGAACTCTGACATATTAAAGTCTCTCTTCTCTCGTTCTACAGAACATAGAGGACTCTGGACTTCAGACGGTACAGGTGTATATAAAGTTATTGCTGCTAAAGCAGGAACAGCCCAAGGACTCCATCCTTCCCTTGTTATATTTGATGAATTACATGTGGCTAATGAAGATGTATGGACTGCAATGGCTCTTGGCTCTGCCACAAGACCTGACGGTATAACAATTGGTATCACCACAGCAGGAGATGACACATCATCCTTACTTAAGAAGTTATATGAGCGTGGTGCTAAGTCAGTAGATGAAGATAAGAACTTTGAGAGGTTTGGCTTCTTTGTTTGGGAGGCTCCACAGGGTTGTGATGTGTTTGATGAGTATGAAGTACGCAAAGCCAACCCAAACCTTGCTTCTGGACTACTTTCTTGGGCATCTGTAAAGAATGAATTAGCAACAATGCCAGAGGCAGATGCTCGTAGGTATCGCCTAAACCAGTTTGTTTCCAGCATGAATGCATGGCTTCCTGTAGGTACTTGGCAGCAGTTACCTTATGGAACTTGCTCAAGAGTGCAGGTATTTGCTGTAGATAGAACTCCAGGGTGGGACCATGCCTCAATAGTTGCAGCCACTTTAGAAGATGGAGACATTGTTTCCACTGAGTTAGTTGCATCATTTAATAACACCAATATTGATGAATTAGTCAGGGCATGTGTTGGATTATCAAAGTTTGGTGCACCTTTTATTGTTGATTCTTATATTTCTGCAGACCTTGCACAAGCGTTGCAACAAAGAGGAATTAGGGTGCACAAGGCTACACATAAGGACTTAATTAATGGGTCAAACAACGCATATCGTAGAATTATGAGAAAGACATTAACTCATCCTCAAGATGAAATAGTGTCAGTGCAAATGCAAAGGGCAGTGCGTAAGAATGTTGGTGAGTCTTGGAAGATTACAAGAAAAGACTCTATGACTGATATTGATGCAGCATTAGCAACAGTTTTGGCTATCTGGTATGTGGATACACAAATCCAAGCAACGCAGATGGTATTTTAAGGAGAACACATGGGATTTATAGATAGACTTTTAGGCAGAGAGATAGAATATGTAGAGAACTATGTTCCTTCAGAAATGGAAGAGCGTGGTGCATTCATTCCCTTTAGACAGCCATTTGTAGTTAATGAAATCACTGCATTAAAACTTATTCCTGTATCAAGATGTATTTCTGTTCTTGAAACGGCAGTAATGCAAATACCTGTTGAAGTAATGCGAGGTGTTGATAAGGTTGAGTCTCCATCATGGTTAGTTACACCTGATGTAGAGAACAATGTTACTCAAGCAGAATTTCTGGGACAAACAGTTGTATCCATGGCTATTTATGGAAATGCATACTGGAAGATTTACAAGGGAGTTAGAGGAGTATCTAATTTAGAACTCATCCCTCCATCATGGGTAAATGTAGAACAAGACAATGCAGGAAACCTTAGTTACTCAATCAACGGTACCAAGCAAGCAAAAGACACTGTTAAGCACTTGAAGTTATGGACTGTTCCTGGAGATATCTATGGGCAGGGTCCACTACAACGACACACACAAATTATTCAATCAGCCAATGACTTGCAGAACTATGCAGACAATTGGTTCAAGATGGCTGCTGTTCCAACAGGAACTCTCACCACATCAGAATTTCTTTCTGCAGATATTGCCCTTGCTAACAAGAAGGCATTCATTGATTCACAGAAAGAAAGAAGCGTTGCTGTTCTTTCATCAGGGCTTGCGTATCAAGCGATATCACTTAACCCTGAAGAGGCACAGTTCTTGGCTAACCAGACATTCACTACTCGTCAGATAGCAAATATGTTTGGTGTTCCAAGTATGTACCTTGGGCTTTCAGTAGAAGGTTCAGGACTCACATATACAAACGGTAATGAAGACAGACAGAAACTGTATGAAGATGGACTACAGCAGTACATAGTTCGCATTCAACAGGCATTAACTGATTTGCTACCAAGAGGTCAGAAGGCAGAGTTTAATATGACTGGGTTCCTAAGACCTAATGTATTGAACAGATATCAGAGTTATGCAATTGGTATTGATAAGAGATTCTTAACGGCTAATGAAGTCAGAGAGTCTGAAGGAATGCCTCCTATTAAAGAGTCAGACCTTCCAGCAATTGTTAAACCTGTAGTAGCAAATAACAATCCTCAGCAGACTCCACAAAATAATGTGGAACAACCTGCAGTTTAAAATGAGGTAATGGAGACAAACATGGAAAATAGAAGTTTTGAAATCAGAGAAACCAATGTAGAAGCAAGAGAAGTCATTGGTAGAGCAGTTCCATACAATGAAGTTATTGACATTGGTGGGGGAGACACAGAGCAGTTTGTAAGAGGCTCTGTAGACCTTAATGCACATGTAAAACTATTCAGAGGTCATAAAGACATTATAGGCAAAGTCAATCACATGGAAGAGCGTGAAGATGGACTCTGGATTAAAGCAAAAATCAGTAACACCAAACTTGGAGACGAAACTTTAGAGTTAGTTAAAGATGGTGCTATTCGCTCATTCTCAGTTGGATTTATTCCAATGGTAGATGAGAAGCAAGACAGAAACATCATACGCAAAAAGGTAAACCTCAAAGAAGTTTCTTTAGTGGATTTCCCTGCATATGAAAACGCCTCAGTGACTGAGGTTAGAGAAATCAAGGAGGAAACAAATAATATGGAAACAACAACAACACCTGATTACTCTTCAGAAATCGCTGAAGTGCGTAATCATGCAGAAGAGTTGGAAAGACGCTTAGAGGTTTTGTCAGCAGACAAGATTGAGGCTCCAACTGCACCAAAATTCCGTTCATACGGAGAATATGTAAAGTCAGTAGCAACAGGAGAAGACAATGGTCTTGTTCTTGCTCGTGCCTTTGCAGACACAAATTCAGTAATGGCAGACAGCATCCTAAAGAACGCATGGGTCAATGAGACTATCCGCATTCTTGATGCAGGTCGTCCAACTTACAATGTATTTAGTTCAGCACCACTTCCAGCAGATGGAATGACAATTGAATACCCATTGCTAAATTCTGATTCATCAACAATTGATGAGCAAGCAGCAGAAGGAGACGCTCTTACATTTGGTAAGATTGACTTGACTTCAGCAACAGCAAACATCAAGACATACGGTGGATACACAGCAATGACACGCCAATTAATTGAGCGTTCATCAGTTGCTTATGTAGATGCAGCATTCCGTGCAATGGCAGCAGCCTATGCAAAGAAGACAAACAATGTCGTTAAGGCATATGTCTCTGCACTATCAACAACTTCAACATCTTCAGTTGCAGCATGGTCTGCAGATGCAATCATTGAAATGCTTGCAGACTCAGCAACAAAGGTTAACAACGAAACAGGAAAGGCATTGGAATTCATCCTTTGCTCATCTGATGTATTCAAGCAACTTGCTAAGCAGGTTGACGGTGTTGCTCGTCCAATCGCAGCAGCAACAAATGTTGTTAATGGTTTTGGTTCAATCAACCCAGTTGGTTTGACAGGAAACATCCTTGGTCTACCAATCGTTGTAGACCCATCACTTGCAGCAGGAACACTTCTAACAGGTGCTTCTTCAGCAATCACAACTTACGAATCAGCAGGTGCACCTTTCCGTCTTAATGATGGAGATATCACCAATCTGACACAGCAATTCTCAGTGTACGGGTACCTTGCAGTTGCAGGACATGACCCTAAAGCACTTGTAAAAGTTGCAAATCCACTGGACTAATTAGGGGAAATTAAATGGACTGGACTGACCTCAAAGCGTATGTAGGTGCTTCTGACTTGGATAACGAGTTTGCAGAAGAGTGCTGGGAAACGGCTACTGACTTAATTGCATCTTATGTGCAATCAACAAAGGTGCCCACTCAGATTCTAAAGCGTTGCTACCTTGAGGTTGGTTCAGAACTATTTCATAGGCGTTCTGCTCCTATGGGTATCTCGCAGTATTCAGCATATGACGGAGCACCTATCCGTATTGCAAGAGACCCATTAGCAGGTGTCTATCCACTACTTAATCGTTACATGGTGAGGTTTGCATGAACATTGCAGGAATCAAAGAAGATATCGCAAGTATCCTTAGAGAAGAACTGCAGAATGTTTATAAGTTCTCACCAGCAAGACCTACTGCACCTTGTGCAATTCTTGAAGCAGGGTTTCCTTTCATCAGTGTTAATGATGATGAATACGAAGCAATCTATTCAACTAACTTTAAGATTCTTCTTCTTGTTCCAACAGCACAAAATGATGTTGAGACAACAGGACTGGATACTTTGTTAGATGCACTCATCCCATTGATTTGGGCAAATACGGCAGTATCAAAATTAGATGTAGACAAACCATTCCTCACTGAGGCTAATGGAGCAACATATTTAAGTACAAACATTAACATCACTATAGATTCACAAGGAGGTCAGTAATGACAAGATTAAAAGGAAAGAGCATTGTGTTCAAGGTTGGTTCAACCGACTACGCAGGTTCAGTAAAGAATGTAGTTTTCTCATCAGCAGTTGGTGAAATGGGTTTTGGAGATTATTCAGAATCACTTGATTACACATGTGCAGTTACAGGGTTTCAAGACTTTGCAGCAGCATCATTGTGGACTTCATTATTCACAACTCCAGGAGCAACACTCGCTCTTACATTTGCACCACATGGGAACGCAGTTGCATCAGCAACACAACCACACTTCACAGCAACAGGATATGCAGAAACAGTTCCTGATATGGGTGGAGCAGCAGGGGAATACTTTACTTATGACTTAACCATCAAACTTGATGGAAAGCCAACAAAAGTAACTTCAGGAGCGTAATTAGGTCGCAATGGCAGAGTACACAGTTGCAGTCAAAGGACTAAGAGAAGTAGTTAGAAGTTTTAATCAGTACGCAGGTGCTGTTCAAGACTTGAAAGAAGCAAACTACGCCATTGGTTCTAAGGTTGCACAAAGTGCCTCTGCTATTGCACCACAAGCAACAGGTGCTCTTGCTGGTTCTATCAGAGCAAACAAGGCAAAACAAAAAGTTCAAATCAAAGCAGGTGGAGCAAAAGTTCCATATGCAGGTGTTCAAGAATATGGGTGGGCTGCAAGAAACATTACAGCACAACCATTCTTAAGAAGAGCAGCATGGACAAACAGGGAATATACAAGAACACAGTATGTATCAAACCTGAATTCCATAAGAAGAAAATACATTGGAGGCAATTAATGGACATTGGAAATTTAAAGATGAAGGACCTTGCTGAAGTTGAAGAACTCACAGGTCTAAATATGGATGAGTGGGAAAGTGGCTCAAAGGTAAGACTGACTATGGCTATTGGATTAGTTATGGGAAGAAAGACACAACCTGACCTGACTTGGGAACAAGTTGAGAATATGAGTATTGATGAACTCAATACATTGACAGGTGCAGAACTCCCAAAAGCGACCATCTCTTAGAACTTATGGGTGACTTCTGTGCAGCCACAGGATACACACCAACACAGTTCTGGGAGTTAACAAATAATGAAGTTGTCTGGATTACGAAGGGGGTAAGGAAGAAAAATGGCTAACAATATAGTTGTAGACATTGTTGCAGATACACGCAGCCTTGTAAGAGGTGTCAATGAAACCAACGCCAAACTTAATACCCTCAATGGTTCAGTAGCAAAAGTAACAGGTGCCTTCAAAGGCATAGCAGCAGCATTTGGTTTGTCAGTAGGTATCTCTTGGTTTAAAGATGCAATCAAGGGTGCAGAAGAAGAGAAGAAAGCATTCGCAGCACTTGCTGCAGAGTATGGGACAGAAGCAGAAGGTGTTATCACCAAGATAGCAAGCCTATCTAAACTGTTTTATGTAGATGATGGAACCATTGCAACATTGGTACAAGGATTAAGAGGAAAACTTAGAGCAGAACTTGACCCTCTTGCCCTTGAGTTAGCAGAAGGCACAATCATTCTTGCTCTTGCTAACAATGTATCTGTAGAGGAACTCTCTGCAAAGATGCAGAAGGTAGTTAAAGACGGCAAGGTAACAGCCACAGAGTTACAACAACTTGGTATTAAATTAACAGAAGAGCAACAGGCTGCATTTGATAGGGCTGTAAAAGCAGGTACATCTGTTCAGTTCTTAGTAGACCTGTTGACCAGTGACGAGTATAAGAAGAAGGCTCTTGCTCTGATTACTCCTTGGCAGAAACTCTCATTTACATTTAATGAGATTAAAGATTTAGTTGGTGAGAAACTCCTCAAGGCATTTGAGAAGATATTTGATTTCTTCACTGACCAAGACAAAAACGGTATAGCAAAGACTAACGGTAACTTTAAAGACATGAAGGACATACTCATTGGAGTAGGTACATTCTTAACTATAGCAAAACTTGTTACACCAATTATTTTATGGACCAAGGCAGTACAGGGATTAACCATTTCTAACATTGCCCTGAACATAGTTATGAATGCAAACCCAATAGGACTTATCATCACAGGCATTGCTCTTCTTATTGCAGCAGTAATCTTAATTAGAAATCACTGGGATGAATTAGGTGCAGTCTTCTCCAGAGTTGGTGGAATGCTTATTAACCTATTCAAAGGCATCATAGATACATTTAAGAAACTGTTTGTAGGTGTTGACTTAGTTAAGCCATTCAAGCAACTGATTGACAATGTATTAGGTTTCCTTGGTGGACTTGGTTCTGCCTTCTTTGGTATAGGTAAGAGCATTATTCAAGGAATGATTAATGGAATAAGTTCAATGTTCTCTTCAGCAATTAATGCTGTGAAGAATGTTGCAAAAGGTATTACAGACGGTATAAAGAACTTCCTTGGAATCAATTCACCATCAAAGGTATTTATGGCAGTGGGTTCAGGGATTACAGAAGGCTTGGTTAAAGGTATTGATAAGACTGCATATTTGGCAGTCAACAGCGTAAAGAAATTAGGAGCAAGTCTAAGTATGCCTATGGAGTTATCTCCAATGGGCAGTGTTGGATTCGCTACTCCTTCAGCATCTGCACAGACCATCACAGTAAACATCTCTGCTGGTCTGGGTACTGATTCTTATGAACTTGGAAGAGTTGTTAGTGCAGCATTGGATAAGTACGCAGGTGTGAACGGTAGATGAAATTACAAGACGAATTAACATTAGAACTTAGAACCTTTGTAGATGGTCTATTTACACTGGGTACAGACAGAATAAATCTTGCAGTCATTGCATCTGATGCACAACTCATGGATGACAATTTATATGAGTGGACAGAGATTATGGATGGTGTTCTCTCCATTGATATAAAGAGAGGGGTGGACACCTATACAGGTGCCTATGCCCTTCCTGTGCCTTCTGTAGGGGTGATGCACATTGTTACAAGGAATAAAACTCTTGACCCAAATGTAAATATTTATATGGTTCCTAAGACAAAAGTACGCCTACGCAGGAATGATGAAATTATATTCCAAGGAAGAATGAATAATCAGTTTGTTGATTATAGAAGTGACAAGGACAATCCACTTATCTCATTTGATGTGATGGACCCTATTGCAGATTTACAGATGACAACAACTAAATTATCAAGCATTACAGCAAATGGTTCTCAGACTTGGAATGGTCGTATTACTTCTCTGTTCTCAAACGCAGGTAAAGAAGATATGCCTAAGACTATTACTGGTGGGGGAAAGATTAAACATGGGTACTGGGAAGATGACAGAACCTTATGGGAAGCCCTAATCCTTGCATCTAATACAGAAGGTGGATTCTTGTTCTATGACAAGGATGGAACTCTGCAGTGCTATGCATCAGAGACTATTCCTACAGGGACAACCCTTATGGAGTTCAACAATGAAGATAACACCAAGTATGGCTACAAGAACATTGCCCTTGACTACAACATTCAATCAACTATCAATGAAGTATCAGGCAC